CAACCGTTCAGCGGCCACCAACACGGGCTACCAGTCAGCAGCCACCAACACGGGCTACCAGTCAGCAGCCACCAACACGGGCTACCAGTCAGCAGCCACCAACACGGGCAACTATTCAGCGGCCACCAACACGGGCGACCAGTCAGCGGCCACCAACACGGGCTACCAGTCAGCAGCCACCGTTGAAGGTAAAAACAGTGTAGCGATAGCTACCGGACTTCAAAGCAAAGCGAAAGCCTCTCTCGGAAGCGCGATAGTTGTAGTTGAGCGGGGCGAATGGAACGGTAATAGTTACCCCTTAAAGGCCATTTGTTCGGCAATCGTAGACGGTGAGAAGATAAAAGCCGACACCTTCTACACCGTCAAAGACGGCGTTTTTGTAGAGGCAAAATAAAAAGTGCCCACCGGCGAGGAGACGCTCGGAAGGGCACAGAAAATAACACTATAAATAGTATACATGAAAGGAAGAGAAAAGTCAAGTGGAAAGATACACAAGCATATGCCCATTGTGCGGGGAGCGCAATGACGATGAATACAGCTGCTTTAACGTAGTTTGCGAAAGGTGCCGAGACAACCTTTGTGAGGAATTCACAACAGCTCTCGACACGGTGCTTTCGACATATGCCTTTAACTCGGACGAGCTCGAGGCGCTTAAGTGCATGATTTTTGACACAAAAGACCTTATCCCCGAAATGGAGGAGGTTTTCGCCGAAGCGGTAAAAGAGCAAAGGGAGCTTGAAGAGGCGGAGAAGGTGTTCGAATGATTTGCGAACAACTGTACCGTTTTATCCCGGACGAAGAACAAGTGACAACAGGCGTTCTCGGACACCCGTGCGAGGAGCTTTATTCAAACAAGGAGGACACAGAAAATGACATTGTACGAAATCAACAAGGAAATGGACGAGGTTCTGTCGAGGATTATCGACCCGGAAACGGGAGAGATAACCGACATAGAGGCCTTGGCCGAAATTCAGCTCAAACGGGATGAAAAGCTTGAAGCCATTGCTTTGGTCATCAAAAACAAAACGGCCGAAGCGGCGCTCATCAGGGCGGAGGAAAAGGAGCTTGCCGAGAGGCGGCGCAGACACGAAAAGACGGCCGAGCGGCTTAAAAAGGTGCTCGAAAATGAGCTTGCGGGACAGACTTTCGAAACGGCAAAATGCAGCTGCTCTTTCCGAAAGTCAACGGGCGTTATTATCGACGCGGCCGCCTTTAACGATTGGGCGAAAAGGCACAAGGAATATGTTATTCCAAAAGACCCCGTCCCCGACCGTTCGGCAATCAAAGCGGCACTTATGGACGGCAAGAAAATCCCCTGCGCAGAGCTCGAGGAACGAATCAACATGACGGTTAAGTAAGGAGTGGAAAATATGAGCAAAGAGGAAAACATGGAGATTTATAATGCTCTCCGTTCTGTTCCGGAAAGCGCAAAGAGGAAAATCGCAGCCGGGCGGCTTAAAGGCTTTACAAATATAAACACCATGTGGCGCATCAAGGCTTTGACCGAGCAATTCGGGCCCTGCGGGATTGGGTGGAAAACGGTAGTCACAAAAGAGTGGCTTGAACAGGGTGCCGACGGCGCAGTAACAGCGCATTGCAACCTCAATCTGTATATCCGTGTCGGCGGAGAGTGGAGCGAGGCCATAGAGGGCTGCGGAGGAGCTGCTTATGTGTCGCTCGAGAGGAGCGGAAAGTACACATCGGATGAGGCCTTTAAAATGGCAAGATCGGACGCGCTGTCCTACGCTTGCAAAAACATAGGCGTTGCAGCCGATGTCTATTTTGAAGAGGATGCCGACAATAAATATGCCGAGCGAAATTTTGAAACTCCTCCCACGCAAAATCAAAGACCGGTACAGAAAGCCCCCTCCTCCCCTGCTACCGTTCCCTGCGCCATGTGCGGAAAGCCCCTTGGAGCGGATTTTGCCGCAAAGTCAAAGAACAAATACGGCGTAGCCGTTTGCTCGGGAGAGTGCCTCGCAGGGTGGCAAGTGGCGCAGGGAATGAACAATGGATAAGCTTTCCTTTACGTCGGCTAAATGGCAAACTGACAGCGCCGGTGAATGGCTCATGATAAACGTCAAGGACGGAGAGGCAAAAAGGCTTTGCGAAAAGCTTTTGCAGAACAAAAAATATGACCTCACTGTCAAGCAGCACCGAGAGCATAGGAGCCTTGATGCGAATGCCTACGCATGGGTACTCATAGACAAGCTGTCGGCGGCTCTGCACAAGAAGAAAAGCGAGATTTACAGAAATGCCATAAAAAACATAGGCGGAGTGTCCGAAAGCTTATGCCTGCCCACGGCGGCCGCTGTACGCCTTGCCGAGAGCTGGGACGACGGAAGTCATCTTGGTCGACAGGCAATTATGGATGACGCTTTGTTTGAAGGCTGCTCAAATCTTACGCTTTTTTTCGGTTCGTCGGAATATGACACAGCGCAGATGAGCGCGCTTATCGACAGCATAATTGAAGATTGCAAGGCGGTGGGGATTGAGACCCTGCCGCCCGAGAAATTGGCACTTTTGAAAGAAGAATGGAGGTAATGACATGACGGAAAAGGCACAAAGACTCCTTAAGTTTGTGGGAGTCGGTGAAAAAAACGCCGTTTCGGCAAAGAAGATACAAGCGGCACTCGGCTTTTCTCCCCGAATTACACGGCTGCTTAAAGCCGAGACGAGAGAGGGCGCAGACCCTTATAAAATGATAATCTCATCAAACAAAGGCTATTTCGTGGCCGAGAACATCCACGAGCTTGAGCGATACGCAAGCAAAGAGTTTGCGAGGGCGCGGGAAAACCGAGAAAATGCAAGGGCCGCAGTCACGGCAAAACACAAAGTGATTGCAAGCACTCCGAGAGGAGAGGGTTTATAAATGGCAGAGGTCAAATGGATAAAGGTGTGCACCGATATTTTCGATGACGATAAGATACTACTCATCGAAAGCATGCCGAAAGCCGATTCACTGCTTGTAATTTGGTTCAAGCTCCTTTGCATGGCGGGCAAACAAAACAATGACGGTGTGTTCATGCTTAACGAAAAAACGCCGTACACGGACAAAATGCTTGCCACAATCTTTCACAGACCCGTCAACATTGTGAAAAGCGCTCTTGAGGTCTTTGAACAGTTCGGAATGATTGAGGTTGTAAACGGAACATACACAATTCCAAATTGGGAAAAGCATCAGAACCTTGACCGATTGGAACAAGCAAGAGCAAAAACAAAACAGCGGGTTCAAAAGCATAGAGAAAAGCAAAAATCAATATCGGATTTTAACGCTGATGTAACGCAATGTAACGCCGACTGTAACGTTACTTGTAACGCTGATGTAACGCAATGTAACGCCGACAGAATAGAAAGAGAAGAAGAAGGAGAAATATTAACATATCAACTTATCGTTGATATGTTTAACGAAATTTGCGTTTCGTTCCCACATGTAACGGCCATATCGGAAAGGAGAAAGGCGGCAATAAAAGCCCGAATGAAGCAGTACAACGGGGAGCAGTTCAAAAGGCTGTTTGAGATTGCCGAATCATCAGACTTTCTAAAAGGCAAAAACAACAGGGATTGGGTGGCTAATTTCGATTGGCTCATGAAGGACAGTAACTTTGCAAAAGTCCTTGACGGTAACTACGGCGAGTATTCGCAAAAGAACGAACCGAATAAATCCTACGACCTTAACAAGGTTAAGGAGATGCTGACATGAGCAGCGAAGAAATAATCCGCGCCATTCGGTTGAGACTTCCCATAACGGCGGAGGTCACATCCGGCGGACAGGTGTCAACGGTCAAATGTGACCGCATAACAGCTTATGTGCTGTGGATCGACCGCTATAACGAGCTGAGAAAATCGGTCGATGTTATCGAGAGCAAAACAAAGACCCTTATTCGGACCAATGCGGATAAGGTTGAACTTACAGGAGGATTTATATGACAGAACAGGACAGAGGAAACTTTGAAACAATAATCGAGGCTTTCGGAAAAGAGGCACAGATGATTGTTGCCATGGAGGAACTTGCCGAGCTTCAAAAGGAGATTACCAAAAAGCTGCGGCAGAAAAAAGGAAACATATTCGGCCTTGTGGAAGAAATGGCCGATGCCGAAATAATGATTGACCAGCTGAAGGTTATGTTTAATATCGGCGACAAGGAACTTGCCACCGAGCGGAACTACAAGATAAACCGCACACTTGAAAAAATCAAAAAAGCAAAGGAGAAAAAGAACAAATGAACAGTGTAAATTTAATCGGCAGACTTACCGAAAATCCCGAAATGAGACAGACACAAGGCGGCACGGCGGTCGTAAACTTCTCTATTGCCGTTCCCCGTGATTACAAGGATCAGAACGGCGAATATCCCACCGATTTTATTCAGATACAGGCCTGGCGGCACACGGCCGAGTTTGTGTGCAAGTATTTTGTCAAGGGTGCCCGAGTGGGCGTTACCGGACAGATACAGACCTCCAAATACAAAGACCGTGACGGCAACAACCGCACATCGGTTTATGTCATCGCAAGCGGGGTGGATTTTGCCGACGCCAAAAAGGACAGCTACGGCGGAGCACCTTCGGCGCCGCAGTACGAAGCACCGCAGGCGGCCGATGCGAGCTATTCGAATTTTAACGAGCCCGCAGACGATGACGATCTGCCGTTTTAAGGAGGCAATATGAGCATACAGCACGAAGCACGGGAGCAGGAAGCACTTTTCCGGTGGGCGAACTTTGCGGCCGGAACAATGCCCGAGCTTAATCTCCTATACCACATTCCGAACGGCGGCAGCAGGAACAAGGCGGAGGCAGCGAACCTTAAACGGCAGGGAGTTAAAGCGGGTGTGCCCGACCTTTTTCTGCCCGTAGCACGGGGCGGATACCACGGACTTTACATAGAGCTTAAATTCGGAAAAAACAAAACATCGAAAAATCAAGACAAATGGCTGTCGGCATTATCAAAGCAGGGGTACTGTGCTATGGTGTGCTATGGCTGGGTCGAGGCAAAGAAAGCTATTTGCGAATATTTGAAGGGAGAAAAATCATGAAGGCAAGAAGAACGGAGCTAAATAAAGCAAAGCAGTTTGCAATCATTCCCACGGTCGGTATTACTTGGGGGTCGTGTAATTGCAAGTTTGCCATTGCTTTTTTGTGGCTGAACTATCAGTTTTGCATTAGGTTTTTTAGAAAGGATTTTGAGTAATGAGTAAATATATAAACGCAGAAAGGTGTGAGAATGTGACAAACTATGAGCATATAAAGGCAATGAGCGTTGAGGAAATGGCAGAAAATATTTTGAAAGGCATTTCCTCTGATGTATGTGATTATTGCCCGTATAACTCTTATAGCTGTGAAATGAGCTACAGTTTTTGTGTTTGCAAAACCGAAAGCGAAGAGAAACAAGTTGTTGCCAAATGGCTTAATTCGGAGGCAGAAGAATGAAAGTAGACAAAATTTTGCCGTGCGTCTGTTGCGACCACGAACCGAACAGTGGGGATAGCGTATATTACGGAATGCCTCAATTAAAGGTTTGCGGAGGAAAACCTGACACATTCTTTGAAATATTTTGCCCCGTGTGTGGCAGGGGAGGAATCTTTCAATTTAAGTCGGCATATCTCGCCTTAAAAAACTGGAACAAACTGCAAAAAGAATGTAGAGAATTTAAGGAGGGAAAATGGTAAATGAACTGTTATTCAACCAAAAAGGCACGGGAACGAGCCATTGAGGATATGGCACAGGTTATGTATGTGGCGGTTGCAAATGTGCTGACTGACAAGCTCCATTTTGGCAAAACAAAGGTACAACAGACCTTAAAGCAGATTGAAAAGGTCTTTGATATGCTTGCGGAGGGCAGAATGTCCCTTGACGATTGCAAAGCGGTTTTGCATCAAGAATACGGGGTGACAATAAAATGAAACGACAAAAGCGGGAGCGGCCGTGCAAAAGTTGCCCGAGAAACAAGACCGATTGCAACTACAGCAATTGTCAGCGGTGGAAAGAGTGGTTCGCCGCAGAGTGGAACGAAATTAAGGATATGTTTTGCGAAATTAAAAGAGGAGGACAAAATGAAAAAGAGAAAAATAATTGAGCTTATATCGGGGTATGTCATATGCGGCCTGTCCGGGTTTGTGATGTCACAAGGATTTATATACATAAGCGCATTTAAATTCATACTCGGCACGTTGCTTCTTGCCACAGGGCTTTTCTTTGTGGTCAAGGGATCGTATGTTGAATAAAAAAACAGGAGGATAGTAAAATGATACCTTTTCCAAATAAAAAATACAGCGTTATATACGCAGATCCGCCGTGGAGGTACAAGGTCTATTCAAAAAAAGGTCTTGGGCGCTCCGCCGAAAGTCACTACCCCACAATGGACATTGAGGATATATGCGCCCTGCCGGTTGAATCGCTTGCAGATCGAAACTGCACCCTGTTTCTTTGGGTCACGATGCCTTGCCTGAAAGAAGGACTCAGAGCATTAGAACAATGGGGGTTTACATATAAAACCGTTGCGTTTGTTTGGATCAAGCAAAACAAAAAGGCAGACAGCCTGTTTTGGGGTATGGGGTATTGGACGCGAAGCAATGCCGAATTGTGTATCCTTGCGACGAAAGGTAACCCGAAACGCTTATCCGCATCCGTACATCACAAGTGATTATGAGCCATATTGAAAGGCACAGCAAGAAGCCTGATGAAACACGAAAGCGAATTGTGGATCTTATGGGCGACCTTCCGCGGATAGAGCTTTTTGCCAGGAATACAACACCGGGCTGGGATGTCTGGGGAGATGAGGTGGACCTATGAACATACTTGTCGCTTGTGAGGAAAGCCAAGCAGTCACAATTGAGCTGCGAAGACTCGGGCACACCGCTTACAGTTGTGATGTTATCCCCTGCTCCGGAGGCCACCCGGAGTGGCATATACAAAAAGATGTGCTCCCGCTGCTTAACGGTTTTGCAAAATTTCATACCGCCGATAGCACAGAACATTCCATTGACGGACGCTGGGATATGATCATCGCCTTTCCACCTTGTACTTATTTAACCGTGACGGGGAACCGTTGGTTTAATGTGGAGCAATATGGAGATAAAGCCGTTCAACGATATAAAGACCGTGCGGAGGCCATTAAATTCTTTATGACATTTGCAAATGCCGATTGCGACAAAATTGCCATTGAAAACCCCGTAGGAATAATGAGTAGCAAATGGCGCAAACCGAACCAAATCATTAACCCTTTTCAGTTCGGAGACCCTTTTGAAAAGAAAACCTGCCTTTGGTTGAAAGGCTTGCCCAAATTAAAGCCCACGAACATTGTGGATGTCCCTCCGCGAAAACGATATAGCAGCGGAAAGACAATGCCTGCATGGTATGACGAGGCTTGGCATCTGTCGAAAGAGGAAAGAGCAAAAATCCGCAGTAAAACATTTCCAGGAGTGGCTGCGGCCATGGCCGAACAATGGGCGGGCAATGAAGGAGGTTTAAATGGAAAATATACAAAATGAACGAATGACCCTTAAGGAGCTTTCTCAACTCTATCATCTTAAAAAGGAAATAGAATACGACCGCGAGAGACTTGCGCGGCTCAGAGCACGGAGAGGGGCGGTGTCGTCTCCAAAGCTTAACGGTCTTCCCTCCTCTGCCGTCGGAGGTCAAAGCACAGTTGAAAACCTCGCCCTTGAGATTGCAGACCTCGAGGCCATTGTCGACAGCAAAATCACGCAATGCGTTCATGAGCAGAGCCGTCTTGAGCGGTACATAGCCTCCATTCCCGACAGTAGGACGCGGTTGATTATGTCTTTTCGGTTCGTTGACGGGTTCTCATGGGGAAAGGTCGCGTATAAGGTCGGAGGCGGAAACACGGCCGATTCGGTTAAAAAAACTTGCTATCGTTATTTAAAAAAGGAAAAAGAGCTCTCTTAGGAGGGCTCTTTGTTTCTCAGAAAAGTAAACTTGTCCCTTTTGTCCCTTTTTTTGATTTAATATGATAGTGGCGACAAGAAAAGAACGGCGGAACATTTCACTCGCCGCCGTACCTGCTGCCTGTCCTCCTATTTTAAGCCCCGGCGGTGGCATTGTAACCGCCTATTTCTTTAAGTAGGGACAGACGCCGTGGAAAGACACGAGTCCGATTTTCGGAGTAATTAAAAATGACAGATTGGAAGAAACTCAGAAATGAATATATTAACGGTAATATAAGCTATCGGGAAATGGCCGAAAAGTATGATGTTTCGTATTCGGCCGTGAAATATCATGCCCAACAGGAGCACTGGGGAGAGAAAAAACGAAAACAGGCTCCAAAGCTTGAGAAAATGTTAGCAGAAAAGACCGCCGAAAAAATCACGGAGCAGACGGCAAACGACTATGTTAATCGTCAGAAACGAATATTTAAGCTTTCGGATAAATTAACCGAGAAAATCGAGCTGGCAATAAGTCAGCTCGATGTTTTTTTAACCGAAGACGGCGAAATGCACCAGACAGGATATGTAGACACGCAGAAGCTCCGGCAGATCGTTTCTTCCCTTAAGGATATAAAGGAGCTGACCACAGAAGAAAACACGGCCACCGAAATAAAGGTCGACTTTGGCGGCGGAGAGAATTATGCAAAGTAATAAAAGCAATTACAATATCCTTTCGATACCGTACATAAACGAAAAGCAAAAACAGTTTTTGAAATCAGAAAAGAAATATACCGGCTACGGCGGTGCTCGCGGCGGTGGAAAATCGTGGGCGGTAAGAACAAAGGCAAAGCTTTTGTGTCTGCGTTACGCAGGAATAAAAGTACTTATTGTCAGAAGAAGCTATCCCGAGCTTACGGCGAATCATATTGATGTGCTTCGTCCCGAGCTTGCGGGCATAGCAAAATATAATAAGCAGGAAAAGATGTTCACATTCGCAAACGGCAGCACCATTTCATTCAGATATTGTGCCAAAGACAGCGATCTTGATAATTTTCAAGGTTCGGAATATGACTGTATCTTTCTCGACGAGGCAACACAGCTTTCGGAACATCAGTTTGAAGTGCTTCGTGCCTGCCTTCGTGGTGTCAACAATTTCCCCAAGCGAATGTATCTGACCTGCAACCCCGGCGGACAGGGTCATGCATGGGTCAAGAGGCTTTTTATCGACAGGCGTTTTAAGGAGACCGAAAACCCCGATGATTATGTTTTTATTCAGGCTCTTGTTCAGGATAATAAACCGCTTATGAAAAACCAACCCGATTATGTGCAGCAGCTTGAAGGACTGACGGGAAAGCTGAAAAAAGCGTGGCTTTACGGCGATTGGAATATCTTTGAGGGACAGTTCTTTGAAGATTTTGTAGACGATCCCGGCCACTATGAGGACAGGACATTCACAAATGTCATTAAGGCCTTTGAGCCGCCCGAAGGGTGGACGATATATCGGTCTTACGACTTCGGTTATTCAGACCCTTTCTCCTGCGGGTGGTGGGCTGTGGACTACGAAGGACGGCTATACCGTATCCTTGAATGCTACGGTTGCAAGCCAAATGAGCCGGACACGGGCGTTAAATGGACCCCCGATGAGCAGTTTGCGGAAATTTCCCGAATCGAGCGGGAGCACCCGTGGCTCAAGGGCAAGAAAATACACGGTGTTGCCGATCCGTCCATTTGGGACGGTTCCAAAGGCGTTTCCACGGCCGACACGGCACGAAGATACGGCATATATTTTGAACCGGGTATCAATGCCCGTATTCCGGGGTGGATGCAGATGCATTACAGATTTGCTTTTGACGAAAACGGCTACCCGATGATGTATATCTTTGATACTTGCAAGGATTTCATAAGGACGATTCCCACCCTTATATATTCCGAGACAAAGCCCGAAGACCTCGACACCGAACTCGAGGATCATATAGCAGATGAGACAAGATATATGTGTATGGCTCGGCCTATCAAACCCACAAAAAGAACTGCAAAAGAGCCTGTCTTTGATGACCCGCTCGAACTACAGCCGGACAAGGATAAGTATTATCGCAAAATTGAGGTGTTTTAATGGCATTTTTAGATTTATTTAAGAAAAAGGGTGGACAAACGCCCGAAGAGACAGAAGTAACAAGCGCAGACGAAGCAGTCGAGGCCGAAAAAGTGGTTGACAAGATAGGCCCCGAACAGGTCAGAGCGGCACGACAGAGGCTTGAAAAGTATCGTCAAGGCAAAGCACAAATCGAAAATCGAATAATTGAAAATGAGAAATGGTGGAGACTCAGGCACAGTCACACGGGAGATGACGATCAGATGTCAAATTCTGCGTGGCTTTTTAACTGTATTATATCAAAACATGCCGACGCTATGGACTCATATCCCGAATTTAACATACGCCCTCACGAAGAAGGAGACAAGCAGGAGGCCACCGTGCTTACCTCTATTATGCCGACTCTCCTTGACCAAAACGATTTCGAGGACACATATTCGGCTGCATGGGACTATAAGCTTAAAAACGGCTTGACCTGCTACGGTATCTTTTGGGACTCTGAAAAACATAATGGTCTCGGCGATGTGGCTATATCAAAAGTAGATATACTCAATCTTTTTTGGGAGCCGGGCATAACCGATTTGCAAAACAGCCGTGATATTTTTGTAGTGAATCTTGTTGACAACGACTTATTGTCTCAGCAATACCCCGAGCTCGTTGGAAACCTCTCCTCCCCTGCTATCACCGTGAAGCAATATGCGCATGATGACAGTATTGACACTTCCGACAAAACGGCGGTGGTTGATTGGTATTATAAAACCGTCGTGGACGGCAAAACCCTATTGCACTATTGCAAATTTGCAAACGACATTGTTTTGTACGCCACCGAAAACGAGACGGAACCTATCGTCGATGAGCAAGGAAATATCATTCGGGAAGCTCCCGCCGCGGCGGGTCTTTATGCCGACGGAGATTATCCTTTTGAGCTTGACCGTCTATTTTGCGAAGAGGGAACGCTTGACGCATTCGGTTATGTGGATGTTTGCAAAAATCCGCAAAGATATATCGACCTTATGAATAAAGCGATTGCCAACAACACGGTTATGGCTGCCACTCCGAGATTTTTTATTCGAGAGGACGGACAGATAAGCGAGGAGGAGTTCAGAGACTGGACAAAGCCCTTTGTGCACACGGCCTCCGGCCTATCGGATGACGATTTAAGACAATTCACCGTTTCCCCTATCGGGGGGAATGTGCTTAACGCACTGAGTCAGCGCATAGACGAACTCAAAGAGACCTCCGGCAATCGTGATGTGAACAATGGCGGAAGCGTTTCGGGCGTGACGGCTGCTTCAGGTATCGCCGCATTACAAGAGCAGGGCGGCAAGCTTTCAAGAGATATGATAAAAGCGTCGTATCGAGTGTATAAGCGCATTATTCAAAAATGCATTGAACGCATCAGACAATTTTATGATATTCCGAGAACATTTCGAATCGTGGGAGAAATGGGAGCGGAGGAATTCGTACAATACAGCAATGCGAATTTGGCCGCACAAAGCTTTGAAATGGGCTTCGGGGGCGGTCAAGGCTACCGTGTGCCTGAATTTGACATCGAGGTCACAGCCGAAAAAGCCTCTCCTTATACAAAACTGGCCAACAATGAGCTTATGCTCCAGCTTTTTCAACTGGGTGTGCTCAATCCTCAAATGGCCGACCAGTCACTGGCACTGCTTGATGTTATGGACTTTTCCCACAAAGACTCTCTCATGCAGAAGATACAGCAGAACGGCCTTATGTATCAAAAAATACAAGTCCTTCAGCAACAGCTCCTCAGCCTTGCACAGTTTACCGACGGAGAGCTTGGCACAAACTATCTCGGCACAATTGCACAGCAATTTGGCATCGAGGAACAGCCAATGCCGTCGAGTAACACGAATATAGACCTTAACGGCGTAAGCGCAGAAAATTCACAGGTAAAAAAAGCGAGGCAGAGAGCAAACGACGCTTCAAGTCCCGCATAAGGAGGACATATGATTAAGATTTATTCAAACATCGAAAAATGCACGGTAAAAGTGACAGGGCATGCTACAAACGGCGAGGGCAAAAATCCGCTTGTGTGTGCGGGAATATCCGCTCTTGTTTCGGGGCTTGCCCAAAATGTTATGTTTGCTCATGACATCAAGCAGCTAAAAGAAGTTCCTTGCGTAAAGCTTGAGGAGGGCAATGCGGAAATATCCTGCAAGCCAATAAAAGCGCACGAGGGAGCAATTCAGTATTTGTTTATGGCTTTTGACATTTGCTTTAGGCAAATGCAAAACCAGTTTTCTGATTTAATAGAATTTTGCGGAGATGAGGAATAATCCTCACCTCCGTTTTAATTTGACGCCGTGGAAAGACACGAGATTGACGCCGTGGAAAGACACGAGAAAGGAACAATTTATGTTCGAATTTTTATCTGTAATCCTTAACCTTTTTGACGGTGAAGGAGGCGACACCGGTGACGGTGGCGGAGACAATGGGAGCGAGACGGCGCAGACCTCCCCTGCGGACGGCGGTACGGCGGGTACCGACGAAACATTAAGAGCCGAGCAGTATTCCAAATTCAAGGCCGATTACAAAGATCTCTTTGACGCAGAAGTCAAGGGTCTGATCAACGACAGGTTTAAGAAGTCCAAGGAAACCGAAAAGCAGCTGAAGGCCTTTTCAACGGTCGGACAGAGGCTTTCGGAAAAATACGGCGTGGACGGCAACGATCCTGCCGCAATCCTTAAGGCACTTGATGAGGATGACAGCTTTTACGAAGCCGAAGCCCTCAAAAAGGGAATGCCGGTTGACGAGCTTAAAAAGTCAAAGGCTTTGCTTCGTGAAAACGAGGCGCTCAAGGGACAATTAGCCGAAAGAAACAGGCAGGAAACCATTGAAAAGCAAGTTTCGGAGTGGATGAAACAAGCGAATGACGCCCAGCGTATATATCCGCAGTTAAATCTTGAAGCCGAGCTGCAAAACGAACGTTTCCGTTCACTGCTGCAAACGCCGGGGATAACAGTCAGAGATGTGTACGAGATTATACATCGAGATGAGATTATGCCTGCGTATACGCAATTCGTGGAACAAAAAGCGCAAAAGGCCGTTGCCGACAGCGTAAAAGCCAACGGACAAAGGCCGAAGGAAAACGCCTTAAACAATTCGGCTCCCGCCAAGACAAAAAGCGACCCGTCCACATGGTCAAAATCTGAGCTTGAGGACGTGTCAAGACGAGTACAACGGGGAGAAAAAATAAAACTTTAAAGCTCTCCCCGAAAAGAAGGGAGAAAAAAACAAATGAAACTATTAAAAATTATCCTCAATCTGTTTGACGGTTCCACCTCGCCCGACACCACCACCTCGCCCGGCATGTCGGCCGAGATGAAAACCTACTACGATAAGCAGCTGCTCACCAATGCCGAACCCCTGCTTATTCATGACCAGTTTGCCGACAAAAAACCCATTCCTCAGGGAAGCGGCAAGACTATAGAGTTCCGCCGCTTTGCTTCCCTACCTAAGGCTCTGACCGCACTTACCGAAGCGAAGACCCCCAAGGGACAGAACATGAGCGTTTCGGCGATTACCGCAACCGTTAAGCAGTACGGCGGCTGGATTCAGTCATCCGATCTTCTTCAGATGACCACCATTGACCCGGTGCTTGACGAAAGAACCAAAATTCTCGGCAGTCAGGCGGGACGAACCCTCGACACCATTACCCGAGAAATCGCAAACGGCGGCACTAACGTGCAGTACGCACACAAGGTTTCGGGAGGCAATAAAGCTCCGACTTACAGCCGCGGCGATCTCACCAAGGATTGTCACCTTACCCGTGACGAGATTTTCCGTGCGGCGGCAACCCTTAAAGCCAAGAACGCACCGACTATTGACGGAAAGTACATTGCTATCATTCATCCTTATACTGCATATGATATCATGTCATCGGATGACTGGATAGATGTAAACAAATACAGCAACGCAACCAAGATATTCAACGGCGAAATCGGCTCTCTCGGCGGGGTACGTTTTGTCGAAACCACCGAAGCTAAGGTATTCCTTCCCGGTGCAATCTTCGGCGGCGGCGAAAGCTCGGCCGTGGTTGCGGCTGAAGCTACTTCATCGGCCACCACCATTAAGGTCCGTGGCGTATTTACCAAGGCCTCGTCTACCGTAAGCGTGTATGTTAACGGTATCCAAAATACCATTACCGCCGTTTTAGCAAACAGCTCCGAAGGTACGACCACACTTACTCTCGGCACGGCTCTTGCGGCGGCGGTTCCTGCCGGATCGGTCGTTTGCGGCACCGGAGCTTCCAAAAGTGCAGGCGCAGTATTCAGTACCCTTGTACTCGGTGCTCATGCATATGCCACCACCGAGCTTTCAGGCGGCGGATTGCAGCACATCGTTAAGCAGCTCGGTTACGGAGATGACCCCCTCAATCAGAGGAGCTCGTCCGGCTGGAAAGCAACTAAGACCGCAGCCATTCTTAATCAGTTCTACATGGTGCGCATTGAGTCAATCAATGATTACAGTGCTGTGATCAGCGAAAATTAAGGAGGAAATCCAAATGGCAAAAGAAGTAAAGCTCGAAAATCCTATGCTTGAATTTGTCAATGTTAAAATTCCCGCCGACCCGGTTCTTAAAAAGGAACCGATTCAGGTAGGAATCAACGGTAAGACGTATTTTGTCCCGAGAGGAACGGAATGCTCTATCCCCAAGCCTGTCGCGGAGGTTATCGCAAATTCCTTCATTCAGCAGGAAGCCGCAGACGATCTTTTAGACGACCTTGCACAGGATTAAAAGACGTGATAAGGCGGGAGTTTTCCTCTCGCCTTATTTTCTTTACACGGAGGGAAAGAAATGACGGTACAAGACGCAATAGATAACGCAAAGCTTATGTGTGACGATCAATTCGACGATTCGGTCAAGTTTGTATGGATTCGCAACCTCGACCTTCAAATATACAATTCAATAATAAACACTCACAACGAAGATATGGAAGTCCCTGAGGAGTATTCGAGTGACACGGTTATTATCATGCCTGCCCCCTACAATGAGGCTTACGGCTTTTATATTCAGGCACAGAGCTGTCTTGCGAATGCCGAAATAGACGAATACAACAACGCTATGTCGATGTGTCAAAGCCTTATAGCGGATTTCCGTAATTTTTGGAACAGTAAGTACCCTTCTAAGACAACGGCTGAGGGGAAAAACAAGATGATACTATGGTAGGTGACATATATGAGCTATCCTATGCTGAATTCTCTCGGGAGAACACAGGAGTTTATACAGGAATTCAAGGGCTATAATCATAACTTACGTATAGGCTCATCGGAATTCTTTGACATGGAGAATTTGTCGTGTGATGACTATCCTATCATGACAACGAGAAAGAAAAGATACGAAATTGCTCAAACAAGAGCTTGTAGAGGAATGGTGTCAAGAGGATTTGAACATCCTATGTGGCTTGATGTTGACCCCTCCGATACTAAAGCCAATCCGAGCTTGTGGATATATGACAACGGCCAAAAGCAACAGACAACCGCCACAGGAGGTCTATTTATTCAAAGCACATCAAAAGCTGACAGACAAATGGTCAAGCTCGGAAGCAAGGTGTGTATATTTCCCGACAAAATATGGTTTGACAGCGAATGGGACTCGGCCGGAGAAGTCGACATAAAGAAAACATGGAACAAAATGGAGATATTTAACCCCGAGCTTCACACCGGACAGACCACAAGCGCAGGTCATTACCGTACATTTATTGAATTTGTCCCTTGCGACGGAGACGGCAATGTTTATGTTCTTTCGTGGACACAGCATGACGAGCCGAGCAATGTAACAGAGAGCGATAACGGGAAATACTGGCTTTATACACCTGACAAAAACAATTCCGACAACAATAAAAAGTATGGAAGCTCGGCCGTGCTTTTCAAGCTTAGTTACCGAAACGAAAAAGCCTCATGGCTTCAAGTCTATGATTGGAAAACCGCTGTGAGAGACGATTTCGGAGCGTATTTATTCACCGGGCTTAAATCCGGAGACGTGGTTGACTTTTACTTCACGGACGATACAACCGCTAACGACACTCCACTCACCCGAGAAGACAACAACGATTATGCCGGAGATTTTCAAAAGGTCAATAAGACAACGTATACGGCGGCAACCGGCAAAAAAAGCTTTTACAAATATGCGTCTCGCGGCTACAAACTTACCGGAATGCTCAACGGCGAGGGCGGTATCATTCTTGACGTTCAGCTTGAGCCGTTTACATTTACGGTTACGGGTCCCGAGACAAATACCGACCAATACAACGTTAATTTTCTGAGTTTTGCAATATGCCGCAGAGTTCCCGATTTGGCATATGTAACCGAATATAACAACCGTCTTTGGGGATGTTCAAAGGACGGTCACGAAATTTATTGTACAAAGCTCGGAGACCCCGATAACTGGTATGCGTATGAAGGAATAAGCACCGACGCAGAGGCAATAACGGTCGGCACTGACGGCCTTTTCACCGGGTGTACTGCTTGGAACGGTCAAATTTTGTTTTTCAAAGAAAATTGCATACATAAGGTGTATGGAGACTACACTCCTTTCACGGCGGTTACCCTTGACGTCAAGGGCGTACAAAAAGGCAGTTATCGAGGCATTGCCATAATCGACGGCGTTTTATACTACAAGGCCATTGACGGCATATATGCCTATACGGGCAGTATACCTCAAAAAATTTCTCAAAATCTCGGGAATATGCTTTACACCGACGCCGTTTTCGGCACACTTGACAAGAAGCTTTACTGTTCCATGACAGACGAACACGGAGACCATAAGCTTTTTGTCTATGATACGTCATACGGCATATGGACGAGAGAGCAGGATACCTATATGCGATTTTGCTGTGAATGTGACGGCGATATGTTTTATCTCGACGGAACCGACGGCAAAATTAAGACTGTTGGAGGAACAGCCGGAAATCTTAATCTTACCGATACAAACCTTTCGAAAAACCCGTTTATACCGACAGAGGAACGGTCATTTAATTGGTTTTTTGAGTCGGGAAAGCTCGGGCTTGAAGACCCCAACAAGAAGTCCATATCCCGAATTATGATGAGACTCAAGTTTGAAAAAGGAGCGAGTCTCACGGTGTCATTGATGTATGATTCATCAGGAACATGGCAGACATACAGAACCGTATCGGCGGCAGAAAAGATGATGACCGTTAATATACCTATTGTTCCGAGACGGTGTGACCATTTGAAAATCAAGGTATCGGGCAAGGGCGGTTTTTACCTTTTCGGTCTTTCCAAAATGTACAAATCGGGGAGCAGACGATGAGTAACAAATACAACTATGAATTCCCCCCGACTCTTTCGGGAAATTCTTATCAGCAGATAGGACAGGTCAATGAATATCTATACAAGCTTGTTGATTTGATGAGGGCAAAAGAGGCGATTGAATACAACACCGGAGACGGAATTCCCGAAATAAAGGCAGAGCAAAAGACGGCGGGAGTGTTGTTACTGAAAATCGGGAGCACACTTATCCAAAGCGGGCGTATGAACATCGGATTCAGTGACCTATCAAGTTCCGACTGGTCACTCCCTAAAACCATATCGGTGACAAAACGCACGAGCGCAGAAACCGAAGTCGGTACTTTTGCTCTCAGGCAGCTTGTATACACCTCTCCCGAAGTGTCTTTCCCCACCGAATACAAGACTATACCGCAGATATTTATTGCACCTTCCGACTATATACGAAGCAAAACAGACTATTGCCTTTATGATTTTTCTGTTTGTGACCCAAAAAAAGAAGGTTTTTATGTCAAAAGCAGAATAATGTCGGTCGGTTTCTTAATCGAAGATAACGATTTTTCCGTCCCTATTTCATGGCTTTCGATAGGGACGGTTTAAGAGAGGAGTTTTTTTAATGGCAATCAGTTTTAATCCAATCAGTTATAACTTTTCGGAGTCTGACGAGGCAAAAAAGAAAAAGCAGCTTGCGGATCAGCAGTACGAAAGGCTTTTAAATTACGGCTCATACAACAGCAAGTACAACAATGACCTTGCGGCGGCGGTTGACGCCATAAAAAACAGGGAAAAATTTTCGTATAACGCCGCTGAGGACAATCTTTATAACATCTATAAGGAGCAGGCCACCCGAGCGGGAAAACAGGCTATGGAGGACACTCAGGGCAAGGCGGCGGCTCTTACGGGAGGTTACGGCTCTTCCTACGGTCAGACGGCGGGACAACAGGTCTATAACAACTATATGAACGACCTGAACAGCAAGATACCCGAGCTTGAACAGCTGGCATATCAGAGGTATCAGCAAGAGGGGCAGGATTTATACAATCTTGCAAGCCTTTACCAAAACCTTGACAACACCGACTATACACGGTGGGCAACAGGCTTTGACCAGCAGGGCACGCTGGCCAATATGGCGCAGAGTATGTATGACACCCTTTACAACCGTGAAAAGAACAATTACGACAGCCACATTCAGAACGACTGGAACAATGCTAATGCCAAACTGACCGCCGACGAGTATAACGACAAAATGGCCTATCAACGAGAGCGTGACAGCGTTTCGGACGCACAGTGGCGGGAGCAGATGAACGAAACCAAGAAAAACAACGACCAGTCGGCGGCGATATCGAGCCTTAAGGCACAGCTTGAGGCCAAGGACAGCCAGTGGGTAGATAAAGAGTATTCCACCGTTTCAAACGGTGTCAAGTCAATTTATGAGAGATATAAAGGTGACACAAATAAATTGAGGAATGCCTTGATAAAATTTATGGAGGGTTTGCCTGAAAGCTATTCGCAATATCTTGCTTCGGCGGTAGGCGAATACGGAATTACGCTTGATAATATTTTGAGGTGAAAATATGAACGCATTAGACGCATATAAGAAGAAAAAAGAGCAAAGCAGCGGAAGTGCTTACACCGTACTTATGGCAGATAGAATCAAATCGGGCAAGGACACCCTTTTTGACGATATTATGTCCTTCGGCAAAAGCTCAATGGGAGATAATGCGTACAGCAACTATTACAAGGGCGGTTTTAAAACTCCCGACGATTACACGGCGGCAAGCGATTTCCTGACAAGCTCCGTTGATACGGTGAACGGATATAAGGAACGGCTTGAAAAGAACCGTGCGGCATATGAGCGGGTGTACGGTGCAGAGGCGGTCAAAAAGCAGGAAGAAAGCCTGAATCAAATGCTGTCTCTATATAACAGTCAAGACCTTTGGGACAGCATTAACAGCCGCAGAGATGTCTTTGCACAGTACAAGGATGCCGATGAGTATAATTCCCTTAACGATATGACAGCTGGACAGGGAAAAACACTCGACGATAAGATTTCAGCGGCACAGGAAGAGTATAACAATGCTCTTTCCCTGCTGTCTAAGGCAAAAAAAGGAAAATACATCAGTCGGGTTAAACTGCCCGATTCGGAAAATCAGAATATTGATATAGAATCGGCAAAGGATAAAGAAAGCTTTGCAAAAGCCGAGCTTGAACGGCTTAAACAGTTGAAGCTTGATTGGGAAAAGGCAAGAGCGCAGTACGATGACGAGGGCACTCCTTTTTCGGAAAAGTATAACAGATATGACTATAAGGGAGTCGGGCTTGCGATAAATGCGCTTGCTTCAAAGGAATATGCGCTGTCGGACAGTCAAAAAAGAGAGCTTGAATGGCTTAGAGACAATCAAATAAGCTATGCAAACGACGAAGAGCTGAAAAATGCCCTTGCGCTTGCAAAGGGTCAGGCCGAGAATGCAAGGGAAAAAACAAACCAAATGCATTTTGCGGCAACATATGATATCAATAATCCCGATCCTTTCACCGAAGAACAAAAAAATCTTGCGGAAGAAGAGGCTGCAAGGTACCAAGCCAAGGCGGCCACGCTTGAAAACTACTACAACGAGCGCAAGGAAAATGAACGACTTGCGGCAATCGAAAAAGAAGTTCACGACAAATATATGCCTCTTCTTGATGATGAGGAATTTGCGAAACACACAACTGTCGAAAGTGACAAAAAGTCAAGTGTGTACTTGGGGTCAGACCGCACGACAGATGTTTATAATAATATTGCAAATGTGTACAATGCGAAAATGACTGATGACGAACGAAAAGTGTTTTATGGATTGTACAATACCGATAAAGAGAAAGCAACAAAGTACCTTGATGAGCTGGAACCGATTTTGAATAAAAGGACAACTGACGCTTGGGTGAAAGTTGCTCAAGAAGGGGCAGAAGAAAACCCAGTCCTTAACAGTGTTTTGGCAATAGCGACCAACCTTGCAAGCGGTATAGGCTCCGCCGACGCTCTTCTAAGAAAAGCCACGGGAAAGGAGATCGACACAAATTCCCCGGCAAATATTTTAGCTCACTATTCGAGCTCCGTAAGGGGAACGACTTCACAAATGCTTAGCGACTACCTCAGGAAAAATCCCGACAGCTTTTGGAATGCCAAAAGCACACTTTTCGGACGGGATGAGGACGGCAACGCCCGGGCACTCGGTCTTTTTGCAAAGGAAAATTTCGAAAGTATGCTTGACAACATTGCGAGAATTGCAGTTTCAAAGGGAATCGGGACAGGACTCAGCGAAGCGGCTCTTAAAACGATTGACTTCACCCTTATGGGAAGTCAGGTGGCCGCACAGACCATTATAGACGCAAAGAAAAAAGGCCTTTCGGACGGTAAGGCTCTTGCAATGGGCTTTGCTTCGGGAGCAATCGAGGCAATAACCGAAGTATGGTCGCTTGAAAGGGTACTTAAAAATCCCAAAAACTTCGTTACCACACTGGGAAAATCCCTTGTTGCCGAAGGCAGCGAGGAAATCGCCTCCAATGTACTCAACCGTGCGGTTGACGTGCTTGTAAACGCCGACCAATCGGAGGTAATGCAGGAGTATTACGGATATATAAACGAGGGGTTGTCTCCTTCGGAGGCCTCCGCAAAGACTGTTTCGGGCATTCTCGGAGACGATATATCCGCAGGGCTCGGCGGTGCACTTTCGGGCGTTATGATGAGCGAAGTAAACTATGGCGTTGCCAAAAGCTATGCAACGGCCGAGAACGTCAAAAACGGAGTCAGACAAATCAAGGTCGGCCGAGAATTAAAATCGGCCGACAGCGTTATAACCTCCCTTGACGAGATTATCGCCGCAAATCCCGACAACAAGGAGGCAGTAACGGCAAGAGAAGCTATAGAAAAGGGTGAAAAGGTATCGGCAAGGCGGCTCGGAAAGCTGCTTTCGGACGAATTTTCGGAGCAATATGTTAAGGCGGTTTCTCCGGTAGACAGCACGGAGGTCAAGGCAAAATTAGAGCAAAACGGCGTAACGAATGCCGAAACGCTTTCAAAAACCATTGCAAAGGCCTTTAACGAGGGGCAGGATTCGGTAAAGGGAAAAGAGCGAACCGAGCTTACCAACAACTCGGAGGCTATGAAGGTATACAGAGAATACTTAACCGAAAGAGAGAATGCGGCCGAAAACGCCGGAAGACTTACTCGTGTGTATACCAATGTTGACCGAGCCGAGCTTCTTTCCTATGCCAAAGAGCAAGGAAAAAACAACAGCTTTATCCGTGAGGCCTCCGACCTTGCGGAGGGAAAAGCCGACCTTGACTCGCTTGATAATCTGCAAGAGGCGGTATTTACCGAAATTACCGATCAATTTTTGTCGGCAGATACGGTCAAAGAGGCACGGACGGTTTATGAAGAGCTTGCGAAAGGAGCCGGAAAGGGCATAACATCACTGCTTGACACGGCTCTCGACAACCGCACCGAAGAAATCATGGCCGCAAACAGCTATGACACGGTGGAAAGCTTTTCTTTTAAGAATACAAAGGAGGGCGTTAAGGCCTTTGTTTCTACCGCAAAGGGCAAGAACCTCTCCCCTCTTTCGGCAAACATCGGATATGAGACGGCGGCAGTTGTAAACAATGCGGCGGACAGGCCTTCGGCTGTGAGAAATCTCTATGCAAACGAATATCTCGAAAGCAACCGTCACCTTGTTGCTTCGACCTATAACCGACTGTTCGATAAATATTTTAAGGCCGGAGAGGAAGGAAAAAGCTTTTCAGACATTAAACGCTCTTCGAGAGACCTTGAAGCGAAAAGTGCCCGAAAGATATACGAGGCAGGCAGAGCGCAAACGGGAGGCGAGAGAAACAGGCAGGAGCAATATAAACGGACGGACGAGTATAAAAACCGCTCAAAAGAGCGCACAGAGCAAAATGCGGCCGCAAAAAAACAGGGCGGCGTTGTGCGGGAATATTCGGCAAGCAAAAAAGTGAACAGGAAGCTGAGGGGACAGCTCCGACTGCTCGATGTTTGGGCAAAGGAAAAGGGCGTTGTTATCCGTGTAGTTTCGAGCCTTGCCGAGAAATATAATCTTGAAGGAAAGATTATAAACGGGCAGTATGAGGGCGGAAACACGATTGTCATTGCCCTTGACGGTAAAAATGCGCTGACCTCCACGGCGGGACACGAAATGTACCATATGATCGAAAACCTTTCGCCGGAATATGCTCAAAGCTTTAGGGAATTTGTCATAGACCACCTCAAGGCTGCGGGACAGTATGAAAATGTTTTCAAGGACTATGAGCGCAGATACGGCAAAGCCTATGCAAGGGACGAGAGCTTTAAGGCAAAAATCGACGAGGAAATCGTAGCCGACCACTGCTTTGAGGCGATGACCAACAAGGAGCAGTGGGACAGCTTTGCCGCCGAAAACAAGACGCTTGCCGAAAAGATAAAGGATTTTATCCTTGAATTTGTGGCAATGATAAACCGTGCCTATGACAAATATTTCGTTCACGACAACGCCGAAATCCGAAACGAGGTTTTGGGCGAGGTTGATTATATGAACGAAATTGCCCGGCGGCTTTCGGAGGGCGTTGACGAGGCGGTGGAGAATTACCGTTTCGGTGCCGGCACGGAGGGTGAGACAAGGTTTAAACTCGTCGACAAGACCGCCGACGGCATTGAAGTTTATGAAACAAGCGACGAAACAAAAGCTTTGACCGAGAAGGAAAAGAAAAAGCAATATCTTTCCCTTATGAGAAACGAGTATGCGGGCCGAACGGCTCGATTTGTGAGAAACGGTCATACATACTATGCCGAATTTGACAGAAAAAATTACAACAAACCGATATACGGAGAGCACCATAATTCTGCACAAGGCAAAAAAGCCCTGATTCGACTCGGCGCAGACGGAGATGTTTTTGACCTTGTGGAAAACTCCGAGTACAGCGCAAGCAGGGCTGACAATAAAAATCATAAGGCAAAGGACGGCTTTACCGATTATTTTGATTATTTCGTGAAAACCGTACAGATTGACGGTCGCTTCTATGATTTGACGGCCACGGTCAAGAAGAAGTACGGAGAAAAAAACGGGTACACCTATTCCCTGTTTTTAAGGGGAAATAAAACAAGGACTACCCCGACCATGGAGCAACAAAACGTCTCCTTCAAAGTGTCGGCACAGCCCTTATCTGACATCAACATATCACAAAATGATACGGATGTCAATACCTATTCTATGCAAAAATCCAAAAATAATTCGTCTTTTTCGGTTTCGGACGCGGATTATCTTGCGGCGGCGGAAAGCGGAGACGAAAAAACGGCGGCAGAAATGGTCAAGAAAGCGGCGGAGGAAGCATTTAAAGACAGCGTTATCAGAGATGATGACGGGAATCTTCTCAAGGTGTATCACGGACGAGTAAGTGAGTTTAATATATTTGACAGAGAATTTGCAAGTATCGAGGGTGATATGGGAAAAGGCTTTTATTTCTCGTCACAGGAAGACGATGTCGATTCTAATTACGCAAATGTCGAAGGCCCCGATCTTACAAACAAAATAGCCCGCCTGGCAGAACGTATCGAAGCAGAACAAGACATTGACTATGACGAGGCGGAAAAGAAAGCTCGAGAGCAGTATATTAAATCCGAGCCCAACACCGTTGAAGCCTACCTCAATGTGAAAAATCCCGCAATCATCAGCAATGACAACGACGGAACATATCTCGAGTATAATGAAAATTATGATGAGGAAGCGGACGAATACGGAGATCCGGAAGGGTCACTCGTTGATTTTGTTGAAGCTCTCGAATCGGCTGCTGAAGATTACGAAAGCTTTGGACCCGTGAACTTTTGGGAGGCCTTGGGTGACAGCATATATGACGGTGAAATTTCCCTCAAAGATGCAATTTCCCTTCTTAAGGAAAATATTATTGATGAGCTGTCGGATGAAAACGGAGACCTTGCTATTAACGAGGTTATTCGACAGGCCATTGAAGATATAGGTTTTGACGGAATAATCGACAAAACGGTATCCGAAAAATTCACGAATATGCAGGGAATGTATTCCGACACTACTCACTATATCGTTTTTGACTCGTCACAGATCAAATCCGCCGACCCGATAACCTATGACAACGACGGCAACATCATTCCCCTTTCCGAACGGTTTAACGAGAACGAAAAGGATATAAGGTATCAAATATCGGAGAATGCCGAAAAAGATGTTCAAGCTTTACTTGAAGGCAAGAAATTTACGGAGGATATTAAACTGACCGATTCCAGCCCCCGTATTATTTTGGGTCATAAGGGTGTTAAAAATCTTCCGATGCTGATGAAACCAAGTCATATTATGGAAAACATTCTTACTACGGAGGAGGCCAAAAGGAGAGATCTTGAAATAGATCCCGAAAAGATACATTATCACGGACTCGGTAAAACTCGGTTTCTTAATATTATTCGAGGTCTTGACAATGTCAATCAGGCTTACAGGGGAACAAAAAACGCCGCAAATTCATCGCGGCGTGAAAATTATTTTCTGCTTATTTCAACTCTGAAGGATGCCGAAGGCAATGTTATAAATGTCCCTGTTTATATAAACGAACAAGGAAGATATAACCAGGTTTCAATAGATACAAACAAGATTGGAACGGTTTTTGGAAGAGAGCAGCTTCAAAGGTATATTCAGAAAGAAATCAAAAACGGTAATTTGGTGAGAATAAAAAAGAGAAGCTCCCTCGACAGTGGGCTGACAGGAGATAAAGTCCCTGACAGGCATAACGAAGCTACTTCTCGCGGAGGCTCCGAAGTTAGTGAGAAGCCGACAACAAAGGCCGACGACTATTACAGCATTGCCTCTGATGATATTATACTCAACTCAACCGAAAAAAGTCAAGAAAAATTTTCGAAAATTTCGAAAAAACTTCTGACCAACGAGGTTAAAGCCTCAATATCCGATGCGGGAATGAGGCTGACCGATGACAAGGAGCTTTCCTCCCTACTGAGAGAACAGGCCTATAAGGAGGAGATAGACCGACTTAAGGGCGAGCTTGTGAAATCCAAGCGAATGGGCGGCAAGGGCAAAAACCGCCTTATGAAGCAGGACATTAACCGCATTGCAAGGGATATCATTTCCGAATATTCAAGCAAAATAGACTCTTCAACGCTGAGGGACGAGCTTACTGGGCTTTATGAGTTTATGGACAACGCCGAAATGCAAAGCTCGGCGGACTATGCCGAGCTTGTGAAGCGGTCAACCGACATTGCAAAATCGGTTATTGCAAGCTCATATGTGGATATTACCGACCAAAGCGCAGAGAAATACAAGGCGGCAATGAGACACTACCGACTGACACCGAGCCTTAAGGATGTGGCCGAGCTTGAAGGAATGTTCGGCACCTTCGGAGCGGCATATAGGCAATACGGCCGAAAGCTCAATATGCGGGCACAGGGAACGCCGGGGGCGTTACACATCGACGAGGTGTGGGACGAGCTTTGCAACAGCGTTCCGTTTCTTGACAGAGACGCCGTAAGCACGCAGGATATGTGGCGAAATCTTATCGAGGTCAGAGACAGTCTCGACGAGAAAAACGGCTTTAATCCCTATATCACCGACGGAGATTTGACGGCAAATGAGGCGGCGGGTGCGCTGGGTGCGGACATACTCGAACGGTTTAACGAGGTCAGAGCCGACACGACCTTTGCCGACCGCGCACAACAGCGTGTCGATTTGCGGGACAAAAAGATAGCCGAGCTTAAAGCCGAAAACCGCAAAAAGCTTGCCGAGCAAAGGGCGCAAAGAAAGGAACGTATCGAGAGCCTAAAGCAAAGCTTCAGAGAGCAAAACCGCAAAAGTCGGGAGCGAAGAAACGGCACCGACACCAAAAACAAGATAAGGCGGGTCATTAAAAATCTCCGTTCGCTCTATCTTCATCCCACAAAGGAGAGGAACATAAAAAAAGAGCTTCGGCCGATGATTGAAAAAACGCTGGCCGCCTCTGAGTTCCTTTTTGCAAAGCAAAAGAGCGACTATGAGATACTTATGGGGCTTTCGCTTGCGGATGTGGGTAACGACACCAAGGCCGCCGAGTCTCTTGTAAAGCTTAACGAAACCTATCTTTCCTATTCGGAGACAAATGCCGAGCTTTCACGGATAAAGGAGCAAATTGAATCTGCCGACGGACAGAACCTTTCGGAGCTTGAGCAGAGGTCGGAAGTGCTTACAAAGCAGAGGGACAAACAGCGGGATTTGCTCAAAAGCATTGCGGCCGAAAACGGACTTGATAAGCTTGCGGCCTCCCGCCGGGAGCAGCTGAACCGCACAACGGTGAAAAATGCACTTTCGGAGCTTTACGACGCATACAGACAGCTTAAAAAATCAAAATCCCAGTATATACAGGGTGTTTACAGTGAAACGGTAGAAAACCGTATTGAGGTAATTAAGGACACCTTGGGCGGGAAAACGGTTTCGGAAATGTCAAATTCCGAGCTTGAACGGCTTTATGAAGTCTATAAAATGATTTCCTCTACGGTGACAGGCGCAAACAAAATCTTTGCGAGCGACAAAAAAGAAACGGTTGAGGAAACAGCCCTTAAGGTTATGGAGGAAATCGAAAGAGCCGGGAAAAACGACTCTTTGATTTCGGGCAAACAGGCAGGAGACAGAAACCTTGCGGCACAAAAGGCAATTGACGCAAAGCGAGGTATTGAATGGGAAATGCTCCAGCCCCTTACGGCCTTTTACAAGACCGGGTCTAAGACCTTCCGGGAGCTTTACAACCAAGCACTTGAAGGGCAGAACAAATGGGCACGGATTGTTGCGGAATTCAAAGCTTTTGCCGCGAAAAAGCGCAGACAGCACGGCATTTGGAGCATTGACGAGAGTAAGGTCACGGAATATACCCTTGAAAGCGGAGAGCGGATTAAGCTGACCGTGCCGGAGCTTATGTCGGTATATGCCCTGTCAAGACGAGATCAGGGCAGAAAGCACCTTTTGGTGGGCGGCATAACCCTTGCCGAGAACGAAATAAAAACGGGAGAAAAGGCACTCGGAGTTATCGACAAACGATACGGCCGAGATACGGCGAGGGCTTATCATCTGACCGAAGGAGATTTAAGCTTTCTTTCGGACAGGCTTGATGATAATATGAGAAAATATGTCGAGGAAATGCAGGAATATCTTTCAACCGTCGTTGCGGAAAAGGGCAACGAAGTTTCAAGAGTGCTGTACGGTATTGACATATTCGGGGAGGCAAATTATTTTCCCATAAGCTCGGACAGACGGTTTTTATTTTCTTCAAACAAGGCGGTTGACGCAGTTTCGCTGAAAAACATCGGAATGACAAAGAACACTGTTCCGAATGCGGCAAACCCGGTGGTAATTGCCTCCTTTGACAAGGTTTGGAACGATCACACGGCAAAAATGGCTCTTTACAGTTCAATGGTGCTGCCTATCGAGAATATGAACAGGGTGCTTAATTTTACCTCCTACCTTTCGGAGGCGGACAGCTCGGCATATTCACGGTCGGTAAGGACGGTGCTTGAAGAAAATTTCGGAAAATCGGCGTCAAAATATTTTGAACAGTTTGTTGTTGACCTTAACGGAGGCATTACGGGAGCAAAGGGCGGATTTTGGGAACGAGCCGTTTCAAATATGAAAAAGACGGCGGTGGCGGCGAGCCTTTCGGTTATCGTACAGCAGCCGACGGCCATTATTCGTGCTTTTGCTCTTATTAACCCGAAATACTTCGCCGGACTTAAAACTCAAAAGGAGATTGCAGGAACTTCACGCTATGAGGAAATCAAACGCTGGGCACCGATTGCAATTGTCAAGGAAATAGGCGGTTTTGACACCGGGAGCGGCCGTGCGGCCACCGATTATATCGGGGCGAAGGAATACAGCGGAGCAAAAAACATTGTCAAAGGATTTTTCACCGACAAATATTACCGTGACGAAAAATTTATGGTCGGAGCGGCAAAGGCCGATGAGCTTGGCTGGGGAATGATTTGGGACGCAGTAAAGAGAGAGATCAGGGACACTACCAATCTTGAATTTAACTCGAAGGAATTCCTTGAGGCTTGCGGAAAACGGTTTACCGATGTAATCGTACAAACACAGGTTTACGATTCCACCCTCTCACGATCTTCGATAATGCGAAACAAAAGCGATATTGCAAAAATGGCAACATCGTTTATGGGTGAACCGATGACATCTTATAATATGCTTTACCGTGCCGCTCTTGATGTTAACAGGAGCAAGGGAAAGGCTATCGGAACTTCCGCCCGTGCGGTTGCGGCGGTTATCGGTTCAATGGTTGCCGGAGCGATTGTAAAAGCCTTAATTTCCGCAGGCCGTGACGATGATGATGACGAAAGCTATGCCGACAAATACTTTCAGGCCGTCGGCGGAGGACTTGTGGACGAGCTTAATCCCCTTAATCTTATTCCCTTTGCAAGAGATTTGGTTACGATTATTCAAGGCTACGACATTGACCGAGCCGATATGACCCTTTTCAAGGATCTTTGGGACGCAATCACCAAGCTTGACAGCGACAAGATCAGCGATTACAGAAAGGTTGAAAATGTGGTCGGGTCCATATGTAACATTTTCGGATTGCCCGTGAGAAACATTATGCGTGATGTCAGAACGGCTTATAACTCGGCCGTATCTGCATTCCGTCCCTCTTCACGAAGTGTCGGCGAAGCTTTAACCGAAGGTATTACCGGCAAGGAAATAACCGAACTCGACAGATATGAGGCTCTTTACGACAAGGAGGACTTACAGGGAACAAAGAACTTGATTAAACAGATGATTGAGAAGGAGCGGGAAAAGCTTCTTTTAAAGGGAGAGGATCAATATGAGGTGAATTCCAAAGGTCAGAACAAGGTCAATACCACCGCAAGGGCAAATGTCCGCAACAAATTCAGCAACAGATACCGTGACGAATACAAGGCGGCATATAAAAACAAGGACACGGTGACGGTTGCGAAAATAAAAACACGGCTGAGTCTTACCGGGCTTTACGACGATCTTGATAAAATTCTTGAAGATTGGAGAAATGCGGCCGACGAGGAGGTGAAGAAGGAAAAAAGAGCCAAGGAATATGCCGAAAAAAACAAATAACTGAAAAGGGAGTCTTTTTGCAAAGGCTCCCTTAAAAATTGAGGTGATTTTATGGAAAAAGAAAAAAAGGTCATATATCGGTTTGACGTGGATTTCAGCGGTACGGCAAGTACATCTCCCGCAATAAAAATTTGCGCCACCGATGTAAATAGCAGGATGTTCATTATGACACCAAAATCGGGAGGAGTTGAGATTGACCTACCCGAAGACACAAACGTCCTGTTGACTCTTACCAAAACAGCGAACAAGGTGACCTCCGTCATCGGTACCGTCGTTTGCACATATGTCAACAAAAAAATTGTCGCTGATGTGCCCTCGTTCTCGATTTCAGACAGTGACACGATTCAAGGCACGGTAATGTATTACAAAAAATACACCGACAGCAAGGAATACAAGCTGCAATCCGTCCCATTTTACATCGGAGTTGTGTCGAGTAACCAAAGCCCCGGCACTATAACCGCAGCGGACGAATTTAAAGCCCTTGCAGATATAGCGGCAATTAAGCGGGGTGCTTATTATGACATTAACACAAGTTCGGAATCTCCAACGGCCAGTGAAAACGATCTTAAAATCGGGGTTGACAATCTCAATCCGTACATAGGAACAATCATTGATGTTATTCCCGCAAAGAAAAAGGGCGTCTCCCCTCTTAAAACAGGCAGAATGTACTTGCTCAATCAAAATGAGACGATACACGGCGTGGATTCAGGGCTGCCTATATGCGTTATTGACCCCGACACCGGAAACGCCGTAATGGGAGACAAAGAACATTACAATCCATATGCCGTACCTATGAATTGCAAGTCTACCATGCGCCTGTTTATTCGTCAGGGATACGCAATATGGCTTAACCCTCCGTATTACTATGCCATTGATGCAGACGAATATCTCGGTAAAAACCTTGTCGCTTATGATGACGTCGACTGGAAGTGTAAAATAATCCGTGGAAACGGTTTTGCAACGGTGCAGGGTGTACTTCGAGCGAATACGGCGATAAAGCCCGGAACCGCAGGAGAACGAACACTTATAGAAAAATTGCCGTTCAGACCTATGACGCATACGCTTGTACGGTGCACAACGAGCTTTACTTCAACATCCGTAAGTGCCGACAGCTGGGTTTGTCAGATTGACGGGTCGGACGGCTCAATTTGGGTTGAAAAAGGAGCGACACTTACAGGAACGGACGATTTTTGCATAAACGTCACATTCCCGGTCTATTCACGAAAGGAGTAATTATAATGGCAGTATATGAATTTTCAAAATCAAAGCAGGGACAAAACAAGGTAACCGAGCATTTTACTGTGTCGGAATTTGCTTGCCATGACGGCAGCGACTATGTACCTATTGACATTGACCTTGCATTTAAGCTTGAGGACATCAGACAGCACTTCGGCAAGCCGATTACAATTACATCCGCCTATCGAACCCCGAGCTATAACAAGAAAATCGGCGGAACCTCCGATTCCTATCATGTTAAGGGACAGGCCTTTGACATTGTAGTAAGCGGGGTTTCACCCTATGATGTGGCTCACTATGCACAGGGGCTTTGGATAAACGGTATCGGCTGTTATTATGACAGCGGCTTTGTACACATTGACGGAAGAAAGAAGCCATATTATTGGAAAAATCAAAGCGTAACATCGGTCGGCACCTTTGATAATCTCCCCTCCTGCGTGTGCAATGTTCGGAATGTACGTCTTGCACACATGGCCGACGGTTGGAGTTTCCCTCAATACGGCCTCACATGGGACGGCAATGACGATGAATTCAGATATGTTATTAAAAATTCCGTCGTGAAAGAGTCGGCAGACTATTCAAATGTTGCAAAAATTGTTCAATACACTGTCGGAGCGGACACGGACGGCATTTTCGGAAAAAGCACTACCGAGAAGGTCAAGCAATGGCAAAAAAGTCACAGTCTTACGGTTGACGGCGTTTGGGGTGAAAGCTGTTGGCTCAAAGCTCTCGGAATGGACAAGAAGGAAGAACCGACACCCACACCGGAAGCGCCGAAGCGACTCACCGTTGCCGACGCACTTAAAGTCTTGCAGGCGAGTGTGGGACAGGTTGAGCTTTCGGCCGATGAAATAAACAGGCTTGATTGTGACGGTGACGGAAAGCTAACGGTTACCGACGCGCTTATAATTCTTCAGGAAACAATCAAATGAGGTGTAAATCATGCAAATAATCAGGTTAATTTTTGAAGTTTGCTCCGGTATTCTCGGCATTGCCAGCTTGATAGCCGGTCTATATGTCATTTTTAAGTGGATAACCGATGTCAAACGAAAAGATGATAAGGCTTCGGCCGACATTGAGGAACTACGCCGACACACCGAATCGGAGTTCTTGTCAATCAAGGAAGAAAATACGCTCATTTGCTACGGCCTTTCGGCCTGCCTCGACGGTCTTATACAGCAGGGATGTAATCATACCGTACCCCTTGCAAAAGAAAAACTCGATAAACATCTCAACCTAAAGGCGCACGAACAAAAGAAAGGAGCATAAATTATGAAAATCAATTGGAAGGTTAGATTCAAAAATCCGCAGTGGTGGTTCTCGGTTATTCTCGCTGTGGCCGTTCCTATCGGGGCATACTATGGCATAACCGGCTCGGACATAACATCGTGGGGATTGTTCTTTTCTACCCTCAAATCTGCCGTGCTTAACCCTTATGTGGTGTTCTCGGTGCTGGCAAGCGTGTGGAACGCTGTTATCGACCCCACCACCTCCGGCATTTCCGACAGTGTTAACGCCCTTACATACAAAAAGCCGAAATGCAACGGACAGTAATTTCTGGAGGTGTGACAGGTGCTTCGGTTTTATAACAGCGAATGGGAAAAATACATATCTCTTTGCGGTTTTACCGATGATGAGCTTGAAATAATCAAATTTTTAAGGAGAGGGTGGGCGCAAGCCGATATTGCGGCGGAGCTGTGTGTTTCCCTGTCTACGCTAAAAAGACGAATTAAGCGCATTTATTTGAAAATAATCGACTGCATTTATAATTGAACACCGAATTTATAATTTATCCGTCCTCATTTTTTGGGGACGGATATTTTTTTTGACCTTTTTTTGAGCCGTAAAAGAACCACAAGAACATCTTTTGTATTGTATGATAATCACAGAATATAAATTGCTTTCGGTGCACAGAGAGCGATTTATAAATATAATTAAGGAGATTGTTATGGAATACGAAAACAGATACGCATCTAAAGGGATTGCCGGTACCGGGCTTGGACTCGGAATTGCCGGAACAGCGCTTGGAGTGCTTGCCGGAGGTCTTAACGGCAACGGCCTTTTCGGCCGAACGGCAAACGGCACTTGCAGTGAGGACCACTTTGTCAGCAGATACGAATCCGAGCAGTCGGCAAGAATAGCCGAGCTTGAAACCGAAGTAAAGCTGAGAGACGCAAACACCTATACCGATCAGAAAATGCTTGATATGTACAAGTACGTTGACGGAAAGTTTAATACGGTTGAAGCACAGCTCTGTCAGCAGAGTGTTGTCAATGCTCAGGTTGCGGCAAATCTTTCCTGTATGCAAAACACCGTTGCAGCTCTTCAGGGACTTACAAAAACGGTCATTCCGATCGACAATGTTTGCCCCGAACCGATGAAGCGTTACAACAGCTGGACAGCTCCCACAGCGGCAGCCGCTCAGGCGGTTAATGCAAAATGACAAAGAGGGGCGGCAATCGCTGCCCCTTGATTTTTGAAAGGAAATTTATATGGAATTTGAAAGAGTGCTCAACGGTATTTTAAAATATATAGAAAAAGAAGTTTACTCAAGGATGAACGGTTGGCAGGAAGTAGCCGCCCGAATCGCTGTGGCAAGAATGATGAGAAACAGTGATAAATTCAAAAAGGCTCTGTGTGAAAACACATTTATTCGCAGTTTTGCCATATCTGATGAAAACGGAATAATCGATGTCAACGGCCTGTATTCGGATTTGAAAGAACAAATCGCAAACAAGGGAAAAATTGAGGTAAATTTGCCTTTGTTCGGAACATTTAAGTTTTCACCGTCCGATGTTGACAATCTCTATTCCACAATAATGGAGTGAGCCTATGAAATTGATTAAAGCTTATGTTGACAGAATGGTTGAAGAGGTCGAAGACGCAAAAACTTACGCAGAATGCTATATCGAGCAAAAAGCAAAAGGCAATATGGCAGAAGCAAATAAGTACAGGGAGATGTCCGGGGACGAGTTGAAACACGCTTCATATATACACGAATTTGCCGTAAAAGACATTGCAGAGCTTGAAAAAGTATATACCCCACCTGTGGAAATGCTCGACAAGTGGGATCACGCTCATAAAGAATATGTCGAGCGGGCGGCGTGGGTAAGACAAATGCTGTCGATGTAGTGTGAAATTCGTGTGCATTTTCGTGTGCATTTTTTCTTTTATGTGTGCAATAATCGTATTGTTTTAGCAATATAATTTAGACTTTGAAAACCACTGAAACCCGCATAAACAAAAGAAAAGCCGCTGTTTTAGCGGCTTTTCAAATGGCGGAGAAGGAGAGACTCGAACTCTTTGTGAAACCTCCAAAATCCCTTGTTTTATGCGGGTCTTCTGAATTTCGTGTGAAATTTCGTGTGAAAAATATTTTAATTTTTGTTTTCATGCATTTCTTCGGGGTGTAAATCTTCACTGTGCGAAGACACCTGCGTAAAGAAATCGCTTAAGGTTTTTGAGAAAGCAAGCTCCTCTTTTGTGAAGGTCTGCTGATATACCGAGCGAAGCACATCGGGGCTGTCCCAGCCGCCGATTTTCATTGCATATCTGTCCGGGATATTCAACAATGCCATTGCCGAAGCGGTGGCGTGACGGAGGTCGTGGAACCGGCAATGCGGTATTTTATTTTTTGCAAGCACTCGGCGGAACATATCCTCAATAGCCTTTGCGGATTTTTGTACAACATAATCATTGTCCTTCGGCTGCTTTTCTATCAGTTCCTTTATGTCCGGCGGCAAGGGAATTTTTCTGTTGCCGGCTGCGGATTTCGGAGGCTTCTCGTATTGTTCTTTTCCGTAGGTCACAATGACATTGTCAATGACGATATAATCATCGTGTACGGCAGACCATTTCAGGCCGCAGACTTCGGATATTCTCAATCCCATACGGAGCGCAAGTGTGACCGGCAGTTCAATTTCCGTGCCTTTACAGGCCGAAAGAATTTTTAACGATACGGACAAATCGGGGGTAGAATATATCTTTTTTTGCTTTTTGGGCAATGTTACGGTAATACTCTCCCCTGTGGCGTGCTTAATTGAGGCCGTAATCAGCCCCCAAATGCTCCGAACGCTCTTGGGTGACAGTCTACCGCTCAATGCGTTAATCTCGGCTTGCAGGGCGTTCTGATTGATATTTGAAAGCTTTTTCCCTTGAAGGTTATGAAAATAATTTCGTGCAATCTTTTCATATGTTGCAATGCTCACCGGGGAAAGAATGTTTCGGCGGCTGTCTATATAATCCGCTATTGCTTCTTTAAGGGTCAATTCGGAAGGATTATTTTTATATTTGAATATTTGGTTTTGCCAATCGATAGCGGCCTTTTCTGCCTGCTTTTTATCGGGATATGTAAAGGAGCGACGGACGGTCTTTCCGTCAATAGTTGCGCTTGCCTGAACTCTCCAGTTGCCGCTGGGGAGTTTTTTCGCTTTTGCCATTCTGACTGCTCCTCATCTGTTAAAGATTCTTAGGATTGACGAAACAAGAGAAAATATCACAGGAATAGCAATGATCGCCGCAAAAAGCACAATGTATATAATAGATAATGTGGTAATCGGGGACATCAATACAACAATCAGCGCCCATATCCATAGTATAATACTCAAAGGGGGAAACATTTGTATTAAAAAGAGGGAAACAATATCAAAAATCAGAGATTTATCCAGAACAACAAGCGGTGCTACGCCTATAAATAAAAGCAAGATATAATACAAAACAACGCCGAATGTACCTAAAGCTGCTTGAAATTTTTCTTTTATCGCATTCATGCAATATTCCCCTCATATTTTTGATATAAATTCAACAAAGGTGGGTAAAACAGTGTTTACATAATGTTCACTCCACCTGAGTTTATATTCGAATCCATACAACTCCAGCGGTGTTGAATCATAATCATAATAATTATCTTCATCAAAAAGAATATCTCCTAACACGCAAAATACAACTGTAATTGCGTTATCCATGTTGCAGTCTAAAATAGACCAGGAATTTTTTACATCAACTAAACCACGAATTGCTCTTCCATATAAATTAACAAGTGAATCAAACTCGTGCCTTTTGCTTTTCGGAATAATACTATCAAGAATAAAATCAATCAAGCCTGTACTTTTTTCAAACCGATTGCCTCCGGAGCAAAAAAAACTATAATCACAAATGACATAACACGCCGAACAAATTGCAATTTTGGTTTGCAGAAAATCTGTGTCAGCATAACCTTTCATCGATATTAAGCAACTACTTACACATTGTTCGAAAGCGTTGGCTAAAGATGTCTTTACTACTGTTTTTTGCTGTGGATGATTGATTCTATTATATTTAGCTTCTAACGAGTAATATGATGAAACCTTTTTGCGGAACTCTTCTTTTTTCAAAGAAGAAGAAATAACATTATGAAAAAAAGAATATAATGCGCCGTTTTCCCCATTCATTATAGTTTGGCTAACAATTTGTGCCATTTTATTGTCGTTTTTGTTAATACACTCATTTGTAATTTCAGAATTGTGAGCGGATACAATTTGTTCAATTTTTTTTATTAAAGTACGAAGATTTTGATTTTTTTCTGTAGGGTGCTTCTCTCTTGATTTGCTGATCAAAAAGACAATCTTTTCATCTGAAACATTATTATTTTCTTTAACATCACGGAAATATATAAGAGACGTAGCAAATAATATTTCCGCATCAGACGGTTTTTCAATAAAACGAGATTTTTTTACTATGTAATAAATCGTTGCGATTTCTTCGGCCATATACAAATATTCTGAAGAACATTTGGTGTGGTCGGTTTTGCAAAAATAGGCTCTTATCCTATTGCGATTGAGCCACATCACAACGGCAATCGGCACAAATACAAGCAAGAAAGTTCCAAACACATAGTTTTCTTTGGCAAAAGACATTGTACAACCTACCAACCAAAGAATCGGGCCGAATCCAAGAAGTATAAAAGACAGCGTCGGGTGTGCTTCTATGTCCTTGTCAAATTGACTTTTTGCTGTTTTAACATCATCTTCGTGATTTTTAGGATGTCCATTAACCTGCAAAATACACTCACCTCATTTTTATTTATAAACAATCCAGCCTTTGAAGCCGATGAGAATATCAACGACAAAAAAGCCGAGAAGAATAAGCACGAGTGCGCCGACGGTTATCATATAAATCCGCTTGTCACGGATGACCGCCTTTATACGCTCGTCCTTGTCCTTTAAACGCTGTTCGTACAATTCTATGACCGATTCGGACGTATTTTGTTCTTCGGGCTTTATCCCCTCCCCTATTTCGTCAAGACTGCCGCCCAAAGCGTTGACTATGCTCGTTACGGTACTGAGTCTCGGGTCGGTTGTTTTGCCTCCGATAATGCTTCTTACCGTTTCTGCGGGCAGTCCGCAACGGTCGGCAATGTCCTTTGTGGACATCTGTCGGTTCTTTTTAAGCCCTTGAAGATATTCGCACAAAAGCAAAATTACTACTCCCTTTCAAACCGCTTGTTACGGCGGTTTTTCTTATATTTAACAGAATAATCGGGACGAAAGCAAACAATAAAAAACAGAAGGCTTACAGGACAAACAAAAATCTGCACAATGGTCAACAGGGTGAAAATGTGTTATGGTTTACACAATCTACCAAGGGTAGAAAAAAGGAGAGTGTAACCGTAATGGAAAAGAAAATGTCAAAAAAGGAATTTATGGGACGAATGGACAAGCTGTCGAGGCTTAAAAGGGACGAGTACAGAAAAATCAAAGACCTTTTGAAAGACTGCGAATCAGGTCGGCAATGCTTTTCTGCTGATCCTCCGGGAGGGAGGAAAAAATCCTAAACAGCTCCTCATTTTCGGACAGCTCCCGTTCTTCGGGGGCTGTCTGCTCTTCTCCGGTGAAATATTCAATGGGTACGCCGAAGTAGTCGGCTATTGCTTTAATGGTACTTGCCCTTGGCATTGAACCATGCTTCCATTTGCTTATCGAACTTTTGGCAATTTTTATTCCGATTTTTTCTCCCAAGTTGGAAATCTCAAAACCGTTTTTCTTACACAATACCTGTATTTTTTCATATAGAGTCACGGCTTTTGCCTCCCAAAGAAACTTTTTGATAAAAAACACTTGACAAAGAAACAAAAGTGAACTATAATACAACAAACGACACTAAAGCGAATATGTTTTACTTTTGTTTCCTGCTGTTGGTTGTTTCTTTCATAAAGTATTATATCACACAATAAACAAAAGTCAACTCAACATAACAAATGGAGGTGAGGAAATGCACGGTGTGGAAGTAATCAAGGTTATAAAGACACTGGAAATCGGCGGACGATGTGAGGACGAGCCCGAAATGTTCCACGCAATGTATCAATATTGGACGGAAGGAGGAGATTTGCTCTTTACCAAGCTTGACCGTATCAAGTTTAATCCGAAGGTCAACGGCCGTCTTCCGACAACGGATCGTGAGGGCAAGAGGGTTGACGAACGTCAGAAACCGAGAAAATATACTGGTGTCGGTGATGACCCACTACTTGATCCGAATTATGAATGGAACTCTTTTTTAAAAGACAAAGGGAGGTGAGGAAATGAAGGACAATATCCGAAATGCCTGTTTTGATACGATTGATGACTTCTTTGCATTGTGTCTTAAATCGTGCGGAGCGGACATAACCGAAAGAATCGGTAAGGCAATTACAGAAGTTCTTCCAAAGTATGAGCCGGGGACGGAAAAGCACCGGGCAACACTTGAAGAAATAGACCTTTTATCAAACGAGCTTGTGAAGTATGCGGAGGCATTACAGAAGCTGCATAAATAGGAGTTTCAATTGAGTGTTGCTCAACACAGCCTATCTCCCCTACTTTCTGCTTGCAATCAGACCTTGAGCGAAAAGCTCTATCTTATCCCACTCCTCTTTGGTCAGTTCCGGGAGGCGGGAGGACATATCGGGGTTGTTGGTTCGGCCTAAAAGGTAGTCGACCGAACAGTTGAGGTAATCGGCGATTTTTGCAAGATTGTCCGCTTTGGGCATTGAGCTTTTCATATTCGACATAGTATTAAGCCCTAAATTTACATCGCCGAGCATTTTTTTAACCGGCACATTTTTGGATTTGCATAATTGTTTTATTCTCTCGGAAACATTGTTCGATGTATACAAATTTATGCCTCCTTTTTTGTGCAACTACCTAAATTATCTAAAGTTAAGTGATTTTTAGTTGACTTTACCTAAGTTTAGAGATATACTAAACTCAACACATCTGATACAGGATGACCGTAGGAATCAAGCTCTTTATTGTGTATCGGGCAAAAAACTTTGATTTTAAAAATCATCCGCTCTACCTCCTATTTGCGATAAGTCCGGAGACAAAGGCCTCGACCTTTGTCCATTCTTCATCGGTCAGGTCGGGAAAACGGTTTGCAATGGCGGGGTCTTTGGTTCGGCCTAAAAGGTAGTCGACCGAACAGTTGAGGTAATCGGCGATTTTTGCAAGGCTGAATGAGGAAAGATGCTGTCCTTTGGCGAATTGAGAGAGCGCATTTATACCTAAACCACATTCAGAGAGCATATTTTTGATTTGCTTATTTTGGAGCTTCGCCTGCTCTTTAATCCTTTGCGCTGTCGATTGTGAATTATACACAAAAATCACCCCCAGCGTTTGTGCAATCGCACAAATTAACGGAATACAGTTAAAATCTATTTGACACTAACGGCAAACCGTGATAAACTAAACTCAACACAACAGAGAAACGGTCGATCAGAGAGGTCAATATATTCTGCTGTTTTTCTATTGCACTTACATAATAACACTAAACGCAACAAAAATCAACCAAAAATAAGAAAGAAGGAGGCGATATTTTGAAAAAATGGAATAAGTGCGACGAGGTGGCACGCCTGTTTAATGTGAAGAGGGCTACGGTGTGGAGATGGATACGCACCGGGAAGCTCGAGGCGGTCAGACTCGGTAAAGATTATCGAATTGAGGACACGGCTCTCAAGAAATTTATTGACGATAGCTTTGCAAGTAAGGAGTGAGATGTATGCCGAAAATCTATTATTCCCTTGAGGAAAAGAGACAGGCGGCTATCGAACGGGAGTTTCGCAACCAGGAGCGGACGCTTCGGGCGGTCATTCAGGAGAAATGGGCGGAAAACCACTTTAAAGACCTTGAATTTAAAGAGAAGGCAAAGGTCGGAATAAATACCGTTACGGCCTTTAAAAAGCGTCCGTTCTCGCTCAAATGCGAAAATCTTATTAAATGCTGCGTTGCGGCGGGAATCGTCATCGGAGTTGTCGAGACGGACAAGTTTAAAAATTAAGGAGGAAACATAATGAGCATCGAAACCGCTTTTATCGTATGCGCTTTCGGAGGACTTATCATCGGCGGGGGTGTCGGTGAGATTGCCGAAAAAATCAAGACAAAGAAAAAAGCCCGGCGCAGAGCCGAGCTGATGAAGCGCAAACGGAATTCCATGCAAAGCTTTATGACCGCCGCTCTTTACGAGCCGAAGGAAAAAGCCGGTTATGTTTATGAAAAAATCGAGGTGAAATTATGAATTACAAAGGATTTGATAAAGACCTCAAATGCAGGGGATTTCAATATGAGGTGGGCAAGGAATACGAAGAGAACGAGGTCAAGGTTTGCGAAAAAGGTTTTCACGCCTGCGAATACCCGCTTGATGTTTTTTCTTATTACCCGCCTGCCGACAGCAGATATTGTGAGGTTGAGCAGAGCGGTGAACTTAGCAAAGACGGCGGAGACAGCAAGATTGCCTCGTCAAAAATTAAAATTGGGGCGGAAATCGGACTGTCGGGGTTAATCCGTGCCGGGGTAAAATTCATCCTTGAAAAGGTTGATTTTAAAAACGCTAAGGAGTCCAACACGGGCGACCGTTCAGCGGCCACCAACACGGGCGACCGTTCAGCGGCCACCAACACGGGCGACCGTTCAGCGGCCACCAACACGGGCTACCAGTCAGCGGCCACCAAC